AGGATACATGACCAAGTGCCACGAAACTGAATATGGACTCCCGTATGATAAAAATAAACTCAATCATTTACGCAACATGGAATGGATCTCCAAGTTGGGTCTTCCGTTTGCACCCAGAGATTATCAGTATGATGCTTTTGGGCATGCTCTAGAAAACAAGAGATGTGTGCTAGTCTCGCCTACTGGGTCTGGCAAGTCAATGATTATCTATCTTTTGATGCGATATTACTTCGACAGTCATGATAAAAAAATTCTAGTTATTGTTCCTACGACTGGTCTTGTCGAGCAGATGTATAAAGACTTCGCAGACTATGGGTTTGATGTAGAAAATAATTGCCATCTAATTTACAGCGGTAAAGAGAAGGCAACGAACAGACGTGTCGTAATCACCACGTGGCAATCAATACACAAACTAGGACCAAAGTGGTTCGAAGACTTTGGTGCTGTGTTCGGTGACGAATGTCATGGTTTCAAAGCAAAATCATTATCAAGCATCATGAACAAAGCAATCAATGCTGAGTATAGATTTGGAACAACGGGTACGTTAGACGGGACAGAAACAAACGAAATGGTTCTGAAAGGTTTGTTTGGTCCGGTGCATAAAGTCACCACCACTGCAGCACTGCAAGAAAAGAAACAACTCGCTCAACTAGATATAGATATTGTGTTGCTTAAATACGAGGAAGAAGTTCGTGCTAAACTTAAAGATGCTACGTATCAAGATGAAATCGATTTCTTGGTTACTCATGACCGTAGGAACAGATTTATTCGTAACCTTGCTCTTTCTCTTGATGGTAATACCCTTGTATTATTTAACCTCGTAGAGAAACATGGCAAAGTATTAAAGGATCTAATAGAGGATAAAATTGAAAGTGGCAGGAAATTATTTTACGTTAGCGGCGAGACAAAAACTAGTGATAGAGAATTCGTTAGGGGTGTTGTTGAAAAGATGGATAATTCAATCTTGCTTGCAAGTCTTGGGACTTTTAGCACTGGCATTAACATTAGGAATATTCACAACATCATATTTGCTTCCCCCAGCAAGTCCCAAATCAGAGTCTTACAATCAATTGGAAGGGGTTTGCGTGTATCAGACGATGCCCGTACAACAAGACTTTACGATATTGCAGATGACCTTAGATTTAAGGGGAAGGCAAATTTTACCATGCGCCATTGCGCAGAACGAATAGACATATATACTAAGGAGCAGTTTAAAACTAGAATAACAAAGGTGCCCTTATGAGTCATCCAGTTCAGCAAATCAGATTAGCAAGCGGTGAAGAAGTACTTTGCGAAGTTATGGAATATGATACTGATGGTGACGAGATTATTGTTAGAAATGCTATGGCAGTAGAAACTAACATGTTTGAAAATAACGAAAGAGTCTACATGTTCCGTCCTTGGTTTCTTTATATAGAACAACCCCATGAAAATATTATGATAAAAACTAATCAAGTTATTGGTAACTGTGAACCTAACGAACTACTTAGAATGCAATACTATTCTGCAGTAAAAGATATGCAAGATATTGCTGAGTCAAGAATTGATGATTTCAAAAGAAGAGAAGCAATGAAATTAAAATCTACTCTTGAAGCGATAACCAGAGCAAAAAACAAAAAGGAAGAAGAAGTTGAACCAACTCTTCCGAGCAACGTCATTCAATTTCCTTATGATGATGATGGTACAATTCATTAGTATATTCCCCCTTTCGAGTTAAGCTTTAGGGTAACACACTTTCGTTAGCGTGTCAACCCTATTGACAAATTTTTTTTATAATGTATAATATTTCTATTTGAGGTGACTATGAACGTGAAACCAAAAGACAAACCACACTATGTAAACAACGCAGAGTTTTCTCAAGCGGTGGTAGAGTATGTAACGAATGCTAATCAAGCAGCATCCAAGGGAGTAGTTAAACCAGTGGTCCCTGATTACATTGCACGGTGCTTTCTTAAAATCGCAGAAGGACTATCACACAAGGCAAACTTTGTTCGGTACACTTATCGTGAAGAGATGGTGATGGACGCGGTAGAGAACTGCCTCAAAGCAATCGAGAATTATAATCTTGAGACTGCTACTCGAACAGGAAAACCTAATGCGTTTGCATATTTTACTCAGATCTCTTGGTATGCTTTTCTTAGACGCATTCAAAAAGAAAAGAAGCAGCAAGACATCAAACTTAAATATCTGACTGAATCAGGAATAGAACAACTAGTGTCTGAAGAGTTTGAAGATAACCCTGCTGCCCGTGCTACACAAGCATTTGTCGATGAATTGCGTGAACGTATTGATGCAGTAAAAGAAAATGATGATGCTGTAAAAGAGTATGGCAAGAAGGAGCGAAAGAAAAGAACTCCTCGTGTTGACTCTGATTTAACGGAATTTATGGAATGAAATTTTGGACTATTTGGAAGTACGCCCTTGGAGGATTCTCAGATGACAAAACGGAACCTTATGATAATTATGTTGCAGTCTTACGCACTATTATTGTGGGGGTTAATTTTCTTACATGTTTTTTTATAATGGCAAACGTGGTGCATAACTGGTGAAAATAGCAATACTAAATGATACCCATTGTGGTATACGAAACTCTTCTGAAATCTTTATGGACTATCAGGAGAAATTCTATCGAGATGTTTTCTTTCCATATCTGGAAGAACAAGGAATCAAAAAGATTCTACATCTGGGAGACTATTATGAAAATAGAACTTCGATCAATTTTAAAGCACTTAACCACAATCGCAGAATATTCCTTGACGTTCTTAGGGATCGTGGTATCCACATGGATATTATTCCGGGTAATCATGATGTTTACTACAAAAACACCAATCGATTAAATGCCCTGAAAGAATTGCTTGGTCACTACATGAACGAAGTGAACATCGTAGAAGAACCTACGGTGATGGACTACGATGGTTTGAAGATGCTTCTTCTCCCATGGATCAACACAGAGAATGAAGAGAAAGTCAAGTATGCTATTGCTACTTGTAAAGCAGATATGTGTGCTGCTCATCTTGAATTAGCAGGGTTTGATATGCAGGCAGGCATTCCTTGTCATGATGGTATGGACCCTAGCACCTTCCGTAAATTTGAGATGGTTTTGTCTGGACACTTTCATACCAAATCACAAGCAAACAACATCCACTACCTTGGTTCGCAAATGGAATTCTTCTGGTCCGACTGCAATGATCGTAAGTACTTTCATGTCCTCGACACCGAGACTCGTGAACTGACTGCCGTAGAAAACCCAGTCACTATCTTTTCTAAGATCTTGTATGATGACAAAGAAAAGAATCCTAACTTGATTGATGTTTCTAAAATGAATGATCATTTTGTTAAGATCATTGTTGTCAATAAAACCAAACCCGCAGAGTTTGAGAAGTTTCTAGATCGCGTAAACTTCCAGAAGATTCACGGGTTACAGATTGCAGAGAACTTTCAAGACTTTGCTGGTGCACAGGTTGAGGACGATAAAATAAATGTTGACAGCACTGATGAATTGTTGTATAGTTACATAGATGCTGTAGATACGGATCTCGATAAAGAACGTATCAAATCTAATGTTCGTAGTTTGATGATAGAGGCACAGTCCTTAGAAATTGTATGATCGTATTTACAAAACTTCGTTATAAAAATTTTCTATCCACAGGTAACACCTTCACCGAAATCAATTTAACTAATACCAGTTCTACATTGGTGGTTGGTCAAAACGGTTCAGGTAAGTCTACCATGCTCGACGCTTTGTCGTTTGCTTTGTTCGGTAAGGCACACCGAAACGTCAACAAACCACAGTTGATCAACACCGTCAACAACAAAGACTGTTTGGTTGAGGTAGAGTTTGATGCATTAGGACAGAAATTTAAAATTGTTCGTGGTATTAAACCAGCAAAGTTTGAGATTTGGCAAGACGGTACTATGATCAATCAAGATAGTCATGCCAAAGAATATCAAAAGATTTTAGAACAGAACATTCTAAAACTTAACCACAAATCTTTTCACCAGATTGTTGTGCTGGGGAGTAGCAGTTTCATTCCTTTTATGCAACTCCCCGCACAACACCGCCGTGAGGTGATTGAAGATCTATTAGATATCAACGTCTTCTCAAAAATGAACACGGTTCTTAAAGAGAAGATTGCTGTGCTAAAAGATTCGATTCGAGAGAACGAGTATGCTCTTGAACTGAATGATTCGAAGATAGATACCCAGAAAGATCATATCGTCGAACTAGAAAAAATCTCTGAATCTGCTAAAGACAAACTTGAGACTGAACTCACTGAGCAGCAAGCAGAGTTGGCCCGCTTGGAGGAACTCGTCGAAGGGTACACTGATACTCGACTTCGAGAAATAGAAAAGTTGTTATATGTTAGTAAGAAAAAACTTACTGAAATGCAGAAGTTTGACTTTCAGTTTGAATCTAAACTAAAGAAATTTGATAAGGATATTGCCTTTTATGAGGATAACGACACATGTCCCACCTGCGATCAAGAGATCACCGTTGATACCAAAAATAGAAAAATCAAAGAAACTTCAGAATCAAGACAAGAAATCGAAGACGCATCCGTCACGTTGGGATTCGAAATAATATCTTCTCAAAAAGAGATAGCAGATAATGAAAACCTTTTGTCCGAAGAAACATCTAAGTTCCAAGATGTCGAGGTGTACAGGCGTGACATTAAAAGAACCCAAGAGAGGATTCGAAGTCTACAGTGTGATCTATCCCAAGGGGGGCAGGACTTGGATAGTTTGCAAACCGCAAAATCTACGCTTGAAGATCTTCGAAGATCTCGTGAAGAGATCGTGCAAAGGAAAATGGACCTCGCAGAGGAGCGGGAATACAATAACGTTATTACAGAATTGCTCAAAGACTCAGGTATCAAAACCAAAATCATCAAACAATACTTGCCCGTTATTAATAAACTCACGAATCAGTACCTGCAAGTCCTCGACTTCTATGTCCACTTTGACTTGGATGAGGGGTTCAACGAGACAATACGATCAAGACACAGAGACGCATTCAGTTATTCCTCGTTTAGTGAGGGCGAGAAGCA